TGGTTCATTTATCCAACCCTTCGCAGAATTCAGCCTGAATTGATTAATAAGTGGGAAGAAAGTTTTAATCGCATAATTAAGGAATGGGTCTAATGGCAACCGGTAATCGCACATTAAAGTTATCAATCCTTGCCGATGTTGATGATCTAAAAAAGAAGTTAGGCGAAGCCGATAAGGCTGTCGAAACTAACTCAAGTCGAATTGCAGATTTTGGAAAGAAGGCTGCTGCTGCATTTGCCGTAGCTGCTGCTGCTGCCGTTGCCTATGCCAGCAAATTAGCCATTGATGGGGTTAAGAGTGCGATAGAGGATGAGCAGGCACAGTTAAGGTTAGCCAATGCTCTAAGACAAGCCACAGGGGCAACAGATGCCCAAATAGCGGCAACTGAGGACATGATCCTTAAGACTAGCCTTGCAACTGGTGTTGCCGACGATCAATTAAGACCGGCATTACAGAGATTGGCAGTATCTACAAAAGATACAGGAGAAGCTCAAAAATTATTAACCCTTGCTTTAGATATTAGCGCAGCATCAGGTAAAGATTTAGAAACTGTTACAAATGCTTTAGGTAGAGCACAAGATGGCAATCAAGCAGCACTTGGCAGATTAGGTCTGGGATTATCTAAGGCAGAATTAGCCACTCTTACATTTACCCAGGTTCAACAAAAACTTGCTGATCTTTATGGTGGCGCAGCAGCTACAAATGCTGAAACTTTTCAAGGAAAGATTGATCGCTTAAAAGTAGGATTTGATGAAGCTAAAGAATCACTTGGCGCAGCGTTGCTTCCTGAAATTGAGAAGTTTATTACATTCTTAAATGATAAAGGCATTCCAACATTAAATGGATTTATTGCAGGTTTAACAGGCGATCAAGGATTAAGCGCTTCACTTGCCGAATCTCAAAGAGGTGCTGAATCATTTGGAAAGGCTATTGGCGTAGTGGCTGGAATCATTTCAGGATTTATTACTTTTGTAAGAGAAGCAATTGGCTTATTAGTTGAGTTTGCAAATCAATCAATTAAACTTATCAACATTCTAAAGCCCGGAACTGATATTGGCTTTATTCCAAATCCTGCTCCATCAGCTGGCGGATCATCATTACCAAATGTGCCACCTCCAAGCGGATCAACTTTCGGCGGTGGTGGTATGGGTCAAATAAACAACATAACAGTTAATGGTGCGATAGATCCTGAGGGCACAGCTAGAGCAATTGAAAAATACTTGAATGCTCAAAAAGCTCGAAGTGTATCTGGTCTGAGATGACAGTATTTACACCAGACTGGAAGTTAACTGTCGGTGGGGTTGATTATACTGACATAACCATTTCAGATGTTCAACACCAATCAGGTAGAACCGATATTTATCAACAACCACTTCCATCTTATATCCAATTAACTTTAGTTGCATTAAATAACCAGATTTTACCTTTTGATATAAATGACTCTTTAGATTTACAAGTTAAAAACTCAAGTGCATCTTATGTGAGTTTGTTTGGTGGCGACATAACAGATGTAACTGTTGAGGTGGGTGCTACTGGATCAATCGGCACAACTATCCAATACAGCATTATTGCGATGGGTTCACTTGCTAAATTAACTAAAGAAATTTGGGATGACAACATTCCGCAGGATGAGGATGGCAACCAAATTTATGACATTCTTTCTAGCGTATTACTTGGAACTTGGAATGATGTGCCAGCAGCTTCACAATGGTCAACTTATGATGCAACCGAAACTTGGGCAAATGCAGTTAATTTAGGATTAGGCGAAATAGATCAGCCGGGCCTTTACACAATGCAGCATCAACCAACTACAACCGACACGATTTACAACATTGTTTCAGATATTGCTAATTCAGCCTTTGGATATATTTATGAGGATAATACTGGAAACATTGGCTATGCAGATGCAGATCACAGGCAAAACTATCTATTAACCAATGGCTATGTTGAATTAGATGCTGGCCATGCTTTAGGTGCTGGACTTTCAACTATTATGCGTTCAGCAGATGTTAGAAATGATATTTACATAAATTATGGCAACAATTATGGATCACAAAAAACAGCTAGTGATGCCGCATCAATTGCCCTATATGGATACAAAGCCGAAACCATCAATTCTAGGATTCATGGTGCAGTAGATGCTCAGGCAATCGCTGATCGGTATATTGATCAAAGAGCTTATCCAAGACCAGCATTCCAGTCGATTACTTTCCCAATAACCAATGATGAAATTGGCGACGCTGACCGAGATGACTTACTAGGGGTCTTTATGGGCATGCCAGTCAATATCGAAAACCTGCCAATTCAAATAGCCAATGGGGAGTTTGAAGGTTATGTTGAGGGCTGGTCATGGAGCACTAGATTTAATGAGCTGTTTTTGACAATCAATGTTTCACCAACCGAGTTCAGCCAAGTAGCGATGCGTTGGAATACGACTCCAGCACTCGAGGCTTGGAACACTTTAAGCCCAACTTTAACTTGGGAATACGCTACAATAATCTCATAGGAATAGGACAATATGGCAACCACTACCAATTATAGCTGGACAACACCAGACGACACAGATCTCGTCAAGGATGGCGCAAGTGCTATTCGCACACTTGGATCATCAGTAGATACAACTGTTAAAAACTTAAATCCTGAAACAACTCTTGGCGATCTTGCTTATCGCTCATCAACTGCAAATGTTAAAACTAGATTAGCATTAGGAACTGCTAATCAAGTGTTAAAAGTTAATTCTGGTGGAACTGCTCCTGAGTGGGGAACTGTTGCTGCTGGTAATTTAATTGAAACAGTATTTACATCATCAAATGCAACATACACAATTCCAACAGGTGTAACAAAAATTTGGGCTTTATGTATTGGTTCAGGCGCAGGTGGTGGTGCAAGTTCTACTGCAACTGCTGCAAATGGCGGTGGCGGTGGTGGCGCAGGTCAAGTTATAGAAACAGTTTTTACAGTTGTTGGCGACACACAATTAAACATTACAGTTCCTGCTGGTGGTGCAGGTGGCACAGCAGGTGGTAAAGGTTCAAATGGTTCTGCTGCAACTATTGTTGGTGTAACAAGTTCAACTACTTATTTAAGTGCAGCAGGTGGTGGCGGTGGTGGCGGTGGTGCAGCAGCAAATGTTGATCCTATTGCTGGTGCTTCAAGCGGTGGTAATGGTAGAAGTTCAGCAGGTGGTGGTGGCGGTGGTGGTATGGGTCATGCTGCAACAAGTGTTGCATATGGTTTATTAAATGCAGCTGCTGCAACTATTGGTGGCGGTAATATAGATGCAACTACAATAGGTGTAACTGGATTTAATGGCGGTGCACAAAACGCACATTTTGGCGGTGCTGGAGTTAATGTTTGGGGTCGCTCACTTGCTGGCGGTGGTCAAGGCGGCGGCGGAACTACAACTGGTATTGCAAATAATTTTGGTGCTGGTGCAGCAACTGCGATACCTTCTGCTGGTTCAAATGCAACAGCAAACACAGGTGCAGGTGGTAATGCAGGAAAAACAAATGCTTCCACAGCACTTGCAGGTGGCAATGGTGGTTCAGGTTTAGTCGTTTTGCGTTACATAGGTTAAGGAGTCATAATGGAAAAACATATTGCTTTAGTTAATAAAATTACAAAAAGAGTAGTTAATGTTTTAATTGTTGATTCTATTGACAAAGATTATATTAAACAATTTGCCACAGATGAATTAGATGCTGTTGCAGTTAAAGACTCAACTCCATACATCAACGGCTTATTTGATGGCAAAGAATTTAGCGAGCCAACAAATGATTATTTAATTGAAATTGGGCTGGTTAATCCAGTTGTAAATGACGATCAAACTGATCTTGGCTAATGAAGCCTTGGTTATCTAAAGCTGCTGAAACGCTTCGCGACCAAATAAATGAAACATGGTTGGATCGCGATAAGCGCAGCGATGGGTGGATTGGTGATTCTAAACATGCATTACGAACAACCAAATCGGATCACAACCCACGACCAGACGGAGAAGTTTGCGCGATCGATATTGACGCTGGCTTATCTAACGAGCAAGGGATTAGTTATGCTTTGGCAGATCAGCTTCGACTCACAGCAAAAAAAGATAAGCGTATATCTTACATAATCCACGCAGGTAAAATTGCTAGTCCTAGATCACTCTGGAAGTTTAGAAAATATACTGGAATTAATCCCCATCACCAGCACATCCATATCTCTTTCAAACCAAATCAAAATGGCAAGAAGTTCGACATCCCACTACTGAAAGGCAACTAATGAAACTGACCAAAAAACACAAAGCAGCAATTAAGTCATATTTAAGAGCTGTGGCAGCTAGTGGAATTACAGTTGCCCTAGCAATAGTGGCTGACATACATCCAGCATATGCAACTATGCTTGGTGCAATTGTTGCGCCTATTGCCAAAGCGTTAGATCCAAAGTCAGGGAGCGAAGCGGATTATGGAATTAATGCGTCATGACCGCAAACGAATGGGTTGGCATAGCCGTTGGCGTAAGCGCCGTATCAACAAGTTTATTGCTGGGAGTCCGCTTTCTTATTAAATCCTACTTGAATGAGCTTAAGCCAAATGGTGGCTC